ACTCAAGGTTACGGCAAGCAAGAAAAAGATGGAAGTGTTAAAATTTATCTTTATTTAGATACTCAGGTATAATATCCTGTATCTCTCTCCTGTGCCGTTTACTATCTACAATAATCTTAAATGCTTTTATGACAGCGGTGGAAGTTGTAAACTTAAACCACCAAGGAAAAATTGAGTGTATCACTCCTGCTGCACAACACACAAGTAATTTTAAACTATTCATAAATGCACCTTTCCCATGATTCCAATATGTTTGTGGGTTATCGGTATCTCTAACATGATTAGTTAATACATTCAACAAGGAAGGTTCTTTATGGCCTTCCTTTTTTTGTTTCCAGTCGTTAGCTTCTTGTTTTAAGTTTTTTTCAAGTTGTTCTGACATTTAATTTTCCTAAGTTTTCAAAGTACGCTTTATTAAAACCCCTCTCCCACTCCTTATAAAAAGAACTTTCTTTCTTATAGGGATTAATGATACGGCCTCGCTTAAACGCACGATAACCTTTGTCATGTTGAACATAAAGAGGAGGATGTCGTTCTTTATACATAAAATTGTCCTTAATTAAGCTGTAATATCTACTAATTCACACACTCCAGCAGTACAAGCTAGTTCTTGTGTTCCTGTTGTCGTGTCTTCTTTTTCTATAGCCGAAAGTTTAGTCCAATCAATATTCTTTGGCATCTTAGCTAATAGTGAAGTATAGTCTGCCTCGTCTATGTCTTGGTAAGGAGCTTGTTTATATGTGTGATCTGTGTGTGGTAAAAATGACACACCAGAAAGATAACTAAAGTTATTCCAACACCAAGCACCTACGTTTACCCATTCCTTTTCTTTAACAGAAATAGTCACTGAAGGTTTGTGCTCACACCAATGTTCTGCATAAGTTTTCCATAACTCAAGTTGTTGTATGGCTGATACATCATTTCTACAGATAGCTTTGTCAGGAGACTTCATTGGAAATGAGAATACCGTAGTTGTATCAGGTTGTAGATGATCTGTTTCATACGGCACACCGACACTTATCATCAACTGTGTCAGTGGGTCTTTATTGTCTCCTCTAACTGTTCTAATGTAATGTTCATTGTGCCGTGCATGTACGCCACTAGCGCTGTTAACAAGCTGGCTAACCGTACCAGAAGGTTTAACACATGTAATAGCTGTAGATTGTGGTATGTTTAACTTAGAAGCCCACTGTTTATTTGTTTCCACAGCTACAGAACGTAGATACTCTAGTGTAGCAGGTAAGTTACTTGTAGTTCCGTTGAGTAGTGGGCAATCCATTACACCTGTCAAGGATACACCTAGCAGTCGTTCCTCCTCTGTGTTGTTCTGCCAACGCTTACGTAGATACCCAAAGTTTGTAAAGGTAGCCTGTATGGTTCCTAAAATAGTAGCCATCTCTATTTTGTTTTTAAGTGTTACTTTTGTGTCGCTACTTCTACATACAACTTCTGTAAGATTACAGAATTGGTTAGGGCGCAGTATAATCTCGGAACAAGGGTTAGTACCAAAGGCTATATCAGATTCTCTCCTTTTGTTTTGTGCTGCCTTTTTCTGAGCAGATTGCCTGTTAAATACACCACGTTCACCCGACTTACTTTGGTATAAGGATAACCATTCATTCATAAATGTACCTGTATCTGGTACATCAGTATACACAGCAGAGTTGTTAGCTAATGCTCTTTCAGGGTTTGTTTCCCACCATTGCCCAGTCTTAGCTTCTCTCATACGATAGTCTGATAGATTAGATAAAGATATAAGAGCGGATCGACGTACTCCACCTACAACCACAACCTCTCCTGTCTTACATACAAGATCGTGACATTCTAATGAGTTTAGTTTTCTTCCTCGTGCTTCCTTAAATTTTGTAATTGTGAAATCAAAAAGATCAACTAGTGGCTGTGGTCCTGAAGCTCTGCCACCAAATGTTTTTAACCTTGCTCCTGCTGCACGTACCTTATTTACATTTATCTTAGGAACTCGACATGTGTATAGATAAGAAATCAAATCTCGAAAGGCTCTTGCCCAACCCTCTTTTGAATCAGCTACACAAATTACATCTTCAGTGTATTCAAAATCCCTGTCTGGCACAGTAGGTAAACTATTTATGTACTGCCTCTCCACAGAAAAACCTACACCTGTACCATTCATTAATATGTACAACACCTCATCAAATGCTTTGGGGTTGTCTATAGGTATATAAGAACAGTTATACCCCGCTATGTTTTCTCGTGACAAAGCAGGGCCAGCGGTCATCATAGAACGCATACTGGGCATAATGTTTAAAGAAATAATATTTTGTTTTAGCTTTTTCCATATATCATCATCGAGTTTAACTTCTAAGTTTGTAGATACATGGTAAGAAAAATATTCTATTAATCTTGATACAGTTTCTTCCCATGTCTCTCTTCTATTTTCTTCTTCAATCCAACGTGCATATCTTGAAAGAGCAATAAACCTTTGATAATCATTCATGTGTTTCATATTTTGGTACTCCAGTGCACTTAACTTTTAGGTTTAAAATACTAGTTCCATCTAGATTTTCTAATAGTTCATATAGCATGTCAGTAAGTTCATCTGTAGGATTACCATCAACAGGCATGAAAAATTCTTCAGGGTCAATTTCTAAAAATATATTAGCTCTAGCTTTCATGGACTGCTATCTAATTCATTTAATAATTTATTTAAATACCATCGTGCTTTTTGTAAATCCTCATCTTTGTTTTTATAAGCTTCTCTCCAAGTATACTTTAACACATTTCCCTTACAATAGCCACGAAATTCTTCATCTGTTAGTGTAGCCCTAATAGCTTGTATACATTCTATCCCGTGCTTATTATAATGTGAGGGGCTATTCACCATATCTTTTTTACCAGTGGGTAAATTGGTGGCTAGTCCTTGCCAGTACCGATCCGCACTATCACGAACTTGCACATAACCTTTAGAAGTTAGATATTTGCCAAACTGTATTTTAGTTCGTGGATGTATATCCTGTGATTTACACCAGCTAACATAGTGTTCATAAAGGCTGGATACAGAAACATTTTGTGTTAAGTCCATATGACATTCATCATCGATGAAGCGAGAAACGGCATCCATTTGATAGGATGTTGATTCTGTTATCAAACCCGCTAAACATTTCCTTTCATAGATTTCATCTTCCATTGCTTCTATTATAGCAGTAGATTTTAATTCTTTTTCCATGTTTTTAATAAAGGTATCATTTGGCATCATGCATTTCCTTCTGTTTCACTGTTAAAGGTTAGCTTTATAATGTTACTATCAGTTACTTCTTCTTCTACTTCTTCTATATCAATATGCTCTAAATCAATAGCACTATTATCCAAATAATAATCTATAATATGGCGTACAATTTTATTGTCGTGCATTGCCGGTATAGATGCAGCCATTAAGTTTGATATCCTAGACATGTTTTCAAACTCATAATCATTGAGTGTATGTTTTGCTAAGTCTGTAAGTAGCTTAACTGATACCTCCCCTGTCCATATAGCTTCTTTACCTGTATCTAACTTTCTCATAACAGGCTTTAACACAATTACAAAATCATTTACTTTTATTTGGTTAAATGTTATGCCCATATGGTACTCCTTGTAACTTACTCTCGTTAATAACTACAACCGTTGGTGGCATAAAAAGCAATTCTTCTTTCATCCAAGAAAGGGGTATTATTCTATCATAATACAGTATGTCATTTTTATCACACCACATACCATAAGAAGTTTTAGAACCCTTTCTTATCTTACGTTTACTATTTTCAAACACCATTCTGATGTCTAAGTCTGTATGTTGTTGTTTAACTTTTGCATGTTTCTTTCTGTCCTCTACAGACCAAAATCCTTTTACTTCTATTATAATACCATTATCAAGAACAAAGTCCGGTGTATAAGAACGAATAGCAAAGTCAATCCACTTAATCTTTACTACCTCATAGCGTAGTTTATGATTGGCTTTTTGTATTTGCTTTGCTACTTTTTCTTCTAAACCAGAACGAAACCCATTCTTCCTAGCTTTTACAAATCCTTTTTTATTATACTTTGATCTTTGAACCATGCAAGGTGCCTTACTCCACCCATACTAATTTACTATCGTCCGTAATCCCATCTACAGTTTGGTCAAGAGATGAAATTGGAAGATTGTAGCAATTTGCTTTCACAAAATAATTATTACTTGGATCGTGTTCCCCTTTTGTAAGGTAGACAGCTTCATTATAATATTCGTCTCGTTCTTTTAGACCAAGAAACCATCCTACAGACTGATCATTCAACACACGCACAAATGCAAAGTAATCACAATCTTGTTTTCTTGTTACATCTGCTACGCTACATTCATAGTTTGATTTTGGTGTTACAGAAGTTTTCTTTGTCTTAACATCAATCTTTTTATTGTTTACTAATAGATCATAATCCCGTGTGTTATGGTCCTCTCCTCCTAACACCTTCCTAACAATCTCTTCTCCTAAAAAGCCAAAGACATTTCCCTTTCCACGAGTAATACTCTTGTATAATACCCCCATCTCTTTTGATTTTGTATGTGCAGTCTTTCTCATTGAATCTGTAATATCTATTTTTATCATAATACTACTCCTCTATCTATGTATTGCACAATAGGCTTTTCTTTTGCTTTACTTACCTTTGACTCTTGTTCAGATAACGCATCTCCCCAACAAGCAAATCGAAAATCACAAAACTTACATTCAGTACCTAACGTATATCTCCCACTAGGAACTTTTCTATAAGTTTCTTTCACTGGCACATAACAACGAGAAAACTTATTTTCCTTTAGGGTGTTTACAGTTTTTTCTAAGGATTTAAGCACTGTATCTACATCGTTGGCGTATTTTACATACTTAAATTCCCCTGATGAATGGTTAATAACCCACCATCCACCTGCTTCTACTCCCTTACCTTTAGCATAAACAGCAAGCTGTCCTATATAACCA